AACCATGTACGATAATCGTACAGACAGGAATAACCATGACGACCACCACGCCTAGTTGGGGCATTATCGGACAGGGCTTCTGTCCTCGCTGTAATGACCCTGCTGTGCTGCTGACGCACTCACTCAGTCGTATCCAAGTTCCAGATTACAACTGGAACCAAGATGAAGATGTGATGTGCTTTGCGTGCCATCACCAATGTCTAAACATGCTGGAGTCGCGTACACGCCCACGCAACGAGGAAGGTTTCCGTGACGGACACAGTCCTTATGCTTACGTTATCGCTGAACTCATGCTTTATCCGCCTAACCAAAGCGCAGACTTCGTGGATTACTACGAGTCATTGAAACTATGCGCTTGCTGTGGTGACCACTTGCTATCTGATGAAGTGGTAGGCAACAGAGACAGATACCGAACTGTCAATGCTCAGTCCGCTAGAACCAATGCTGACGGCAGTACGATTATCGTACAGATACATCAACACTGCTCTATCACTCCTTCTTGCTGTGGAGTAACCTACGTTGGCGGTTGGGGTTCCAGTTACCATACAACCGAGATGACTCGCTTCGAGGGCGACCTCAAGTGCTTCGACTGTGTAACTCGCATACTCAAAGAAAGGAACCACACTCTTGCTTACAGTTACTTCCAGTGTAGCCACTGCGAAAGTTATGAACTCCTTGATGACGATACCCACTATCGCTTCAGACACGCCTCATACTGCCGCACTTGTTATGAGGAAAATGTCAATACGTGCGACGACTGTGGAGAAATGTATTGGTACGAGCGAGGACATGACTGCTCATACGACTCAGACACGAGTTATGAACTTATCCATGACTATTCGTACAAGCCACGTCCATTCTTCTTCGGCAAGCAGGACAACCCTGACGAGCGACTCTTCTTCGGAATTGAACTCGAAGTTGAGGCGCGCGGAGGAAATATTGACGAGACTTCTCACTTAGTTCAGGAGGCTCTCGGTGAGCGCGTCTATCTCAAAGAGGACGGCTCTCTTAATCATGGCTTCGAGATAGTGACTCACCCACACTCACTCCAGTCTTTCCAGTTGGAGTTCGAGTGGCAGTCATTCGCTCGTTTCCGTAGGGCAGGCTTGCGCTCATGGGATACAGATACCTGCGGCTTACACGTTCACGTTTCCCGTGATGCTTTCGGTGAGCCGTACGATTATCGTACAACAAGACGTAACTTCATCAGTTCACGTCAGTCACATGAACTTCGGTTCATCAAACTTATCTATGACAACCAACGGCAGGTCGAACGGCTTGCTGGTAGGTCCAGTCCTAGTTATGCCAACTTCGCGGACAAGAACCACCTTGTCCGTAAAGTGAAATACAACGCCACCGAAGGTGGTCGTCACGCTGCTGTCAATACCGACAACGACAACACGTTAGAGGTTCGTGTGTTCAAGGGTTCACTTATGCCTGAGCGCGTACTTGCCTGTATCGAGTTCGTCCACGCTGGCGTTGAATACACTCGCAACCTGCGAGTTGTAGGCTCTAAGGCTATGGTGCGTACAGTAGACGGCAAGATGCGTTCTACTGCTCTGTCATGGCTCGCCTTTGCTGGCTACGTTCATCAGAACGTAGACACTTATCCACACTTGACCGCACTCATGGTCAAGACATTCGAAAATGATTACTCGGTCGAGTAGTCGTACGATTATCGTACAGAAAGGTTCTATCCCATGTGTATGCTCTGCGTAGTACCGCCGAACGTCATTCCTTCTCGTGACAAGTTGGAAAACTCGGCTCTCAATAATCCTCATGGCTTCGGCTATGCTATCGCTGTTCCCAAAGAGCGGCGTATCCACACCTTTACCACAATGAACGCTGATGAGTGTATCAACAAGTTCATTGAGGATAGGGCTAAGTATCTAGACGGCTATGCCATATGGCACGCTCGCTACGCCACTCACGGCTCTAACACAGTTGATAACTGCCACCCTTTCAGGGTGGGAGATGATGAGCAGACGTATCTAGCACACAACGGCATACTGTCCGTGCTGGAAAGCAAGGGCGAGATGCGTAGTGACACACGCATATTCGCAGAGGACATCATGCCTGCTATCGGCGGTGTCGCTTCTCTCGATAATCCGCAGGTATGGAACATGCTTGAGGACTTCACAACAGGTTCTAAAGTTGCGTTCCTTACTGTCAACCCCAAAGCAGAACATCAACTCTATCTTCTCCATGAGGAAAAGGGTGGGTTTGACTCAACAGGCGTGTGGTGGTCTAACACCACCTACGAACTGGAGAGTTGGTATTCTCGCTTTGGTGCTACCTCATACGCCACGCATGCTCTCTCATCACTCACCAAAGAGGAATATGACGCTGGCGAATGGCTAGAGTGCGGTATCTGTGACAATGTCACGGATTATTGGGTCGCTATGAAGAACAATGCTGACTCATTCTGCGTTACATGCGGCTCGTGTTACATGTGTAGTATGTATAAGACCAACTGCTTATGCTATCAAGCAGAAACCAAGCCGTACGATAATCGTACAGGCTACGACATACCTGCTTGGGGGTGGTGAGCATGATAAAGGGTATGATGGTTAGTGGCTTTGTAGTTCGTGCTATCAAGCATGTTGAACACGAGCCACTCTCCTATGGACTGTTTCCAACTGTGGAAGCAGCAGAAGCGTGGGCAGAAAAGATGATATTGCCTAATGTCATCGAGCCTGTCTATACACCTGCGTACAGTCGTGGGTAAGTGGAAACCTGTACCACCGACTCCTTACTACCTTAGTAAGCGAGCCGAGATGTTTTCTGCTAGTGCGTCCAAAGCATTAGCAGAGGGCAGAGTGACAGACCACTCTGCTCTGATGCTCAAAGCCATTGAGTATCGCAACCTAGCGGGACAACTACCGCTAGAGAAAGAAGCCAATGACAACAATATACAAACAGCGTGAGTGCTATAAGTGTGGTGTGGGTTTAGTTGTACCGCATTACGACGATAGCACTTATGCGTATTGCCAACCATGCGCTTTCTCCAAGATAGGGGAGCCGTACGATAATCGTACAGAACGGAGTGATGATGATAGATAATCACTTTCCTGTCCTATCAGAGAAGCCGTCATGCGCGGACTATCCTGCTGAGTGGTGGTTCCCTGATGAGCCACGCGGAAACAATAAGCGCTGGTCGCGTACCCCTGACGCGATGAAGGCTCGTAGTATCTGCGAGGCTTGCCCTGCTCTAATGGAGTGTAGGAACTATGCTCTTGCGTATTCTGGTCTTTCTGGAATATGGGGTGGTCTTGACCACATAGAGCGTCAGAAACTACAAGAGAAGTTAGGCATTACGCCTATCTTCATGATGAACACTTATGACAATACTGTGTTCGCAATACAGAAAGGAACAGATGAACGAGGATAGCGATAACTACTTCATTGAGTCCGTTAGTGAGCAGTTAGCACTTATCCTATGGACTTCCCTTTCGACCCTAATCGCCGTAGGCATGGTGCTTGCGGTGGCTCTCTAGTGTACGATAATCGTACAGAAAGTAATAAAGTGGACCCTAAATACAAAAATATAACTGTCCAACTAACAGGACAAGACGGCAACGCTTTTGCTATCATGGCAAAGGTATCGGGCGCTCTCCGAAAGGAGAGTGTTCCCGAAAGCGAGGTAGAACAATACCTCTCTGAGTCAATGGAAGGTGACTACGACAACCTTCTGAGGACTGCTATGAACTGGGTTAATGTAGAATAACCCAACTGTACGATAATCGTACACTAAGCCCTTACCGCTTCGGCGGTAGGGGCTTTTTTATTGTCCTGACACTCGCACCCTTTACAGAACTCATGGAGTTCGTTAGCGAGGTTCACATGCCCAAGTTCGCGCTTGTGCGCTTCCCAGCGGCACGAGCCGCAAAGGTTTGTGTTGGGCATATCGACAGACATAGCCGTTCTACTTAGTCTCCTCCGCAGGGGACTCGTCTTCTGCAAAAACTATCGTGTCATTAAATGAATCAATAATACTCTTAAAGAGTTGAGGAACCATCTGATGAACTTCGTTCCAGGAACGCACCTGTGCTGTTAGAACACTGGCAGCAAAAAGCGCATCTTCAATAAGTTCAGTCTCTTCTTCAGTTAGAGGGTTAGTCCAACTCTTGGAGTCCACCTTCTTCCGTAGGTTCTCCAATGCTGTCAATACTCTCTCCGATGTGATTGGCGGCTTCATCTTCTGTGTAGTCCCGCTCTCTGCGGGGCTTAGACCCGCCTAATATGTTAAGCAAACTGTTAATTGCTCTGTTGACTCTCATTCTAGCAGCATCATCAGATATCTGGAGTTCTGATGCTACATCTGAGTTCTCCATGCCATCACCGAATCGCAGATACAGAATGTTGTATTGTTCATCAGGTAACTTCTTCATGGCTTTGTCAATGTCACTCATCATCGCAAACCAATTACCGCCTTCACTAGCCACCTTCTTGGTGGCAGTAAATCCTAAATCAACCATAGAAGGAGCAGAAGAATCGCCCCTAAGAACAGCAGGGATAAGGATTTCCAATACCTGACGGTCATAGTAATAGTTATCTTCAACACGATAACCAACAATGCGAGCCTTCTCTTTTTGGCAGTAATCCTTTGCTGCATTCCTAAGAGACCTGCTAATAAGTTTAGTTGTTTCTTTGCCATCTAAACTTTCCCACGCTTTCAACTTCTTGGGGTGGGTCAGGAACCATAGCCATAACTCTTGGCGTATGTCTGCTGATTCCACCATGTGGAACTTACGGGAGAACTCATAAGCGATAGCGCCTACAAGTCCTTCGTATTGTTCTATTACCATGCGTACGTCTTACCCTCCACAGTGAATGACCTACCGATAATTGGAACAGTCACAGGGGTAACGTTACTGCGACGGATGTACAGAATGGCAAAGCCTTGCTGCCAGTTAGCAGCACCCGTGGATAGGTAGTCTGCTTTGTTCAAATCCATCAAGTGCCCGACTTCAACTCCAAAGAGTCTTGAACTAATCCGCCCATTGTATCCGACGTGGTAATGTTGGATACCTTGGCGGTGGGTGTGTCCACATACGACAGATAATCCGATACGTCTCGCAAGGTTAAGCGCAGTTCCTCCCGAAGTTTGTAGAAGGCTTCCTTCGTCTCCGTGTGCAAGAGCCCATCCTGGGGCAAACTGCCAGATTTTATCGTGATACGTAATATCGAGTTCACGGTATCGGAGCAGTTCCTCATACTCCAAAGCGCGGAGGCTAGCAAGTGCAGGGGCATACTTTGATATGTAGTGGTCGATTCTGTCGCCATGATTACTCCTCATAGTGTGGAATGGCTTGTCCCCAAGAACGTCCTTGAAGCCTTCCATAATGTCAGATGTTTTATCTAATCCTGATTGTAAAGTCTTGGCGTACTCGCCTGCTCTACCTTTGTTCCAGCGAGATGGTTCAGGGCTATCAGCCTCATCACCTACGCAGTACAGTTCATCAGGTTCAAAATCATATACGAAATCCTGAAGTGCTGTGATGGCTCTGGCATCATGGCTGGGAGCCTGTATATCAGAAAGTACTACTACCCGCTTTACTTTCGATTTCTTTTTGCTCACGCTTTCTTCTTTCGTTTCTTGGCAGGCTTCTTCTTGGCTCTGCGCTTGTTCTCCATAGCCACGTTGTCAGACTTAGAAACAACACGAAGATTAGACTTGCGGTCATCACCAGCACGTCCCTTGTTGTTCTTATGGTCTACTTCTTTATGGCGAGGAAGATTCTCTCCAGTGCTGTCTTCGTAATCAACACGGGCTTTGTTAGAAGAAGTAGTAACAACTTCCCCATTCTTCTTGCGACGTTTGAAAACATAGATAGGTCTACCACCGTTCTGCTTACTGCCTTTGTAAGGTCCAAAGCGTTTAATCATTGTCCCATTGTCCTCTCAGCACTAGCAATCCTATGATTGCGTAGTTAGCCATGTCTATGAACGAATCTTCTAAAGGCTCGTTCTCAGGTTCCTTGTTGTTATCTATTAAGTTGTTTATCCGAGCAAGTTTATCATGCATACGCACACGCAAGCCGTTCAAAGGACCGCCAGGACTTTCGGAAATGTTCTTGGGTCCGTAGTCGTTATGCTTCTTTATGAGAAGTTCAGCGAGCGAGTCGTAGGTGTACCACACGACCAAATCAAACTTGCTTGGCTCGTCATCATTTAGTTCCATTGTCATTAAGGAACCTTTCTAGTTGGTCAAACATATTCTGTGTACCAGTGATTACTTCAGCCTCTTCCACGAACTCCTCAAAGTCTTCACCACTAGCGTTAATCATCATGAGTGTGACACTCTGAGTCAAGCCGTAGGCTTCTTCCCAGTCCTTATCTAAGATGTAGTTGGTAAGTTCACCCAAGAAGGTAAAGAGATTGAAGTTATAGCGTGGGTTGAGTTTAACCATCCAGTCATACTCCACACCGAAATGGTCCATATACTCAAATAGATTACCTGTCTTGAAGTTATCCTTCTTGCAGGCAAATGTGCCATCGTCTTCAGGTAATAACATTATTGAGCACCCGCTATCTTTTCTTTGAAGTAGTCTGAACCGTGAACTCTATAAAGGGAGTTGACATCTTCGCCTTCGGGTGCTTGGATAATAACAAGATTAGACAACTCTCGGGAAAGGGACTTGCCGAACTCAGAGCCCGCATTATCTCCATCTGCGAAGAGGAAAACCTTATCGAAGTCAGCCAAGAGCCGAGTGTAATGTTTCTTCCAATTATTAACGCCAGGGACACCAACCGCTGGTATGTTGCATACCATATCCAAGGTGATGGTATCGATTTCACCTTCACAAATGCAAATGTATGACGATGCACGGAAAAACGCTCCCACGTTATACAAGTGTGTCGTAGCCCCAGCCAAGCCCATGTATCGTGGCTCTTCGTGTCCGAGACTTCTGAATCGAATGTCAACCACACCTGACTTTGTAAGGTACGGGATAGCGAGCCGATTCGTATACGCTTCATGACCAGTTAGCGGGTCTAAGACGACGCCCAAGCGTGCCTTCTCCGCTGCTTCCATTGTGATTCCCCGTTCTGCGAGGTAATCCTCCGCTTCGTGCAGAGCGCTGTGGTAATACTTTGCCGCTCTCATCAAAGATTCTTTTTGCGATGTTGACTGCTTCACGAAACTCCACTCCTTCTTTAGCCATAATTATAGCATACGCATCACCTTTTATCTGACATGCAAAGCAACAGAAAGCATTCTCATCTCTTGTCGCTGAGGCACTGTTGTGCCTATCGTCATGGAAGGGACACTTCATTGAGAACCACCCATGTCGAGTCGGTACTCGGGCGCCGTAGTGCTCTAAAACTACTGATATATCAGGCTTTTCCATCGATTGCCTTTCGTAAGAGTTCTACCCACACTGACACTGGAAGCGTAGCATACCAGTCAGCAGGGTTGCCTTTACCCTTACGTTTATGAATGACAACTCCCGTCCATGCTTTGGAGTTTTTAGTTTCAACTTCTAATTCTGCTAGCCAACCAGCCAAATCTAACTTGGCATGGTTCTTGATTTCAATACAGACACCATTGATGCCTGAGATATCACCTTTATCTAAAGTGGCTCCCGCAAGCCGTCTTTCTGCGTACGGGAACCACTCTTGTAGATATTTAACTACGTCTCGTTCTGCTTGCGAACCCTTAATCTTGGACTTGCTTGACATTAGTACCAGCCGTTCCTTTGCCAAAAAGCCCACGCCTTTGAGGGCGTGTCGTAACGGTGGACAATGTATTTAATCCCCATATTCACTTGGTATTCAATTGTTGAGCCTTGAGGTGTACCCAATACTTGGGCAATACCATAGGCAGATGAGTGAGGGTTCTTGGCTTTCCAGTTCCAAGCAGACTCCTTACCCCATAACTTCGCTAACGCTGACCATTCACGGTTAGGATTGCGAAACATCTTATTCACTTTTTCTTTTGCATATGTCCTTGCATACAATACTGGACTTGCCATAACGGCTTCTCTGTCAGAAATTTTTCTGACCAAAGACTCCGTATGAGTAGTCTTGATGAGCCACGCACCCACACCGTGGGGCATAGTTGCCACAAATATTGCAATCGCGGACATTATTGTTACTGTTGTCAGTTTCATCTTTACTCCTCAATGGGTGCGGTTGCCTGTGTTCCACAGTCAGCACACTCCATATCTAGAAAATACATCCCAATGGTGTTGTCTTCTGCAAAGACTACCTTGAGATTCCATACGAAACTCCCACAGATGCATACCGTAGTTGGATTACCACGGATATCCATCGCCTTGTCATAACTCGGTTTGAGTTCTGAGATTGGTCTGGACATTAGGACCTATCTGGGATATCTGATACGTCCATGATTTCAGGGTTAAATTGCAACCAATGAGCCGTACCCCCTGAGGGGTCTGCTTTGCCATATCGGTTCTTTACGGGCGCGACGGCTATATATCCTGGCGCGTCGGAACCTACCGTGCAAATCAGCGCTGGCAACTGTGCCACCATACCCTGCAAAGCAGAACGTGGTTGACACGGAGTACCAGCATACGACTCTTTGGTGTGATGTAGTACGAGAATAGCAGAGTTCGTATCTCTTGCGAGATATTTCAACTCTTTGATTGTGGAACGCATGCCCGCAAACTCTTCTCCCCCATCGTTGGAGATGTCCATTAAGTTGTCTACAACGATAAGAGTTGGAGCACAGCCCCACAACTCTTCAAAGGCTAGCACCTCTTGGTCCAAATCAGCCAGCGTTGGTGCTGACTCAAAAGACCAAAAGACATGCCCTGAAGAATCATTGATGATTTTCCGTGACTCTTCGACTTTATCAGAGAGCATAACTTCTGCCTCTGTTTGAGTCTTGCCAGTAATCATGGAAAGTAGGCGCATAGCCATAGTATGCGCGTTTGTGTCGGCACTTACATACAACGTCGGTACTTTGGTACGCAACGCTATCGCAAGTGCAAGTGTCGACTTACCAGCACCAGGGGTACCAGCAATCATCGACACTTCCGACCTGCGAAAGATTATCTTGTTGTTGTCAAGCGTACGAAACACCGAGGGTAGTGGTTCACCACCGATGTCCGCGCTACCAACAGCACGGGCAAGGGTTCTCATGTTTTAGAATGTGCTCCATTCAGGCTCATTCCTGCGAAGGAATATCGCATCACATTGGTCAGGTGTTCCCTTTGGAGTAGGGCACATATAGCCCTTCCAAGGACCCTTAGCACTAGAACCTTGACGCTTGGTCATAGGACCATGCTTGCAACTACGTCCTGTCGGAGCAGTTGATGGTGTTGATGTTTGTGGTACAGGTGATACAGGTGTTGCGTTAGGGAACTGTGCTCCCACGTTAGCAACTGCCTGCTCAAATGATGGTGCTCCTTCGATAGAAGTAGCCATCGTAGTTAGTATTGATTCAGCACCTTCAGGACCAAGCACATCTGAAAGATGTGTCTTGAAGGAAGCAAAGTCATCTCCTGCGATGACAAAGATTCTTCCATCAGGCAACTTGCTGCTTACTTGGAAAGTGGCGTTAGCCATTATTCGTATCCTTTCGATTTATTTCCATTCATCCATTTGCAATAGGATAGCACACCGCAACGACCGCAAGAGTTCATGTTTGGCAGGAACGTCTCAGTCTTTCGCATTTTATCAAAGCCAGTCAAGATTTCTTCTACTCGCTCTGGTTGTAAATGTTCTAAATCCCACAAGGAGATACTACCAGTACGTGCATCCCAGAAGCCTGCTTTGTCGACAGTGAGACCCTGTTTGGAAAGAGCCCAACCGTAAACTGCCAACTGCAGAGGGTGCTTCTGAGATGACGCACCAGTTTTGATATCGACGAGGACCCTATTCCCGTCGTAATCAGTCAGCACACGGTCAATGGCTAGTTTCACCGTAGTGCTTCCTACAGAAATCTCGTATTGCTTCTCAATAAAATCTTCGTACACTGACCAGCCACGGTCGGGAGCCATGAACTGAGTCCAACGCTCAAACATCCATAGACCTTCGCCATACCACCATGACATATCTTCACGAGAGCGGAACTCCCATGTGTTCATGTCACCGTGTAGTGCTTCGTCTTCTTTAACCTGATTGAACCAGACTTTATTCCACAGTTCATCAATGTTGTTAGTGTCACCAAGTTCACCCTTGTCAAAGAGTTCTGTGGCTTTGTGGACAGCAGAACCGCCTGTAAACCAAACAGCGTGCTTCTCAGGAACTTCTTTTAGTTTAGTTAAGTAATACTTCCAACCACACTCTAACCAAGTGTTGAAGGAAGAATAGGATATATGTTTAGGTAATTCGCTCATGACTGAAGTGTAGCACAGTCATAGCACTTCGTGCAGACGAAATCATTTGTCTCATCTTCGTTGTATACCTTTGAACGGAATGGAACTTTAGATTCGCATTCCATGCATTCAATCCCACCAAAGAATTCTCTCCATGGGTCGTCGTGAATAATTAATGATAGTTCGCTCATTCCCAAACTGTATCACAGTTGGGACAATCTTCGCAGTCTAAATCGCACTCTTCCCAGCCCAGCCACTGCCCTTGAAGTGAATCGGATTTGCCGAAAATACTTTGAATAAAACGTTGCCACAATGACCGCAATTGATTTCTCCTTCGTGGTTTAACGGAAGATTAATTTCTTGTGTATCGCCGCATGAGCGGCATTCGTAATCGTATGTTGGCATGGTTACCTTCCTATATGCCTGAACCCCAGATTCTAAGAAATGCCCCCCCTACCCCCCCAAAAAATTGAGGTGGCAAGGGGGCTGGGTCTGGCTTATGCCGTCACCCCGTCATCTGAAGTTTCTGCCCCACGGTTTCCCGTGAGAAAACTGTACCACATATAAACAAAAAAGACCCCCCAACCAAAAGTCAACCTGTGTAAATTGACTTTGAGTTGAGGGGTTTTTAGCCTCAGGGGTATATCTCTATACCCCCAAGAACTGAAAGTGTCTCAAATCGCCTTAAAACCCCCTTAAAAGGGGTATTCTAGGACTAGTTTGAGCCGCGTCCAAACTCGGCTGCTGAAGGGTCAAGCCACTTCAATACTGGACCGAGGAAGCCCGTTAGGGCTGCTGTAGCAAGAACCTTAAGGTCGGTCTGACCAGCAAGGTAAAGAGCGACAGCGGAAGCCGCTGCAGCGCGGAACCAAGTAAGTGCTACTTGTTTGAATTGCTCCACTAGATTGCCTTTCGTTTAGGTTTATGGACAGGGCAGCACGTGCATACTGCCACTGGGGTAGAGGGTACCACTTTTTTCTTAGGTTGGGGTTGAAGGACAGCCAATACCTGATTCACAACTTTAGGCTGGTTTAGCCACCAGAACCAAGGGCTAGTGTCATTAGCGAAATCAGGGCGAATAGAACAATGAAGGTGCTTATTGTGAGGGTTACTACCCACGTACTTTCTGTTACCTTGTTTAGCCTTTTCACGAGACCATATCTTGCCTTGGAAAATGAGATACGAGACACGCTCATCCTCCTTTAGTTTTTCAAATATAACGGCACAGTCGACCCCATTGGCAGGGTCGTGGGTCAAATCAACAGCAAGACCCGTGTTGTGGTCTGAATTCGGACTGGCTTTCTGATGCGCCAACGATGGCAATAATCCGTCGGACAGTTTCTTGCGCTTCGGAAACAATGCTGTCGCTTGACGAAGCACAGCAATAGCAGCAGGACTCGCGACCTTGACTACAGGTTTCATTCATTTCCTCAATACTTCTTTGACTAAATCGGTGAGTAGGTCTACTTTTTCTTCAAGGTTATTCACCTTGTCTTTGAGACTTGACCCGCCATTGGGCTTAAGTTCTGACAGATAATGTTTAGTTAAATGCTTCACTCCCACAGCAAGTGCCGTGACGAGAGTGGTGACGGATACGGCTAATCCAGCCCAATCAGCAGGTGACATGTTATACGGTCCTTAGGGTAATTTCAATGATTCCACCAAAGCCAGAAAACCTTTTATCGGGTGGAGTCAGACGGGTAAATGAAAGTTGTTCAATCGTAACCTGGCGAGCCTCACCAGTTGAGGTGGTGAGGTCTTGCCA